TAACAGTATTGTATCAAACGATACAAGGATAACACTCGTTCGTCGACTTACGGTTCCTACCGGTACGCCCACGAACATAGTGACGACGTTTGATAATCAGTTACAGACTGAGACTGGTGTGAAACTAAAACAAGATGAAATTCACTATGGACATACAATAACAAGTACAACGTTTACCGTGGGTAACACACCATGTATACTTGTAGATGACTCGCTAGGTAAGCTCTATGTTGCAACAGAGGATGCCAACGCTGTAGACATTTTGAGGGAAGTTGGCACCGTTAATTACGAGACTGGTAAAGTGTCAATTAACTCTCTTACAGTTGATAGTTACGTGGGTAATTATATTGAGCTGCGCGCTACGCCATATACACAAAACGTGTCAAGTAAAAAGAATGTGATTCTTTTAATAGATGATATCGATGTAGACATTAATGTTGTAGGTATTAAGAGATGAGAGATATTGAGACGCTGATATCGCCGTTTATTGAATCTCAGTTTCCTGAGTTCTATCGCTCCGACGGTCCACGCTTTGTGGATTTCGTCAAGCAGTATTATGTGTGGATGGAGCAACAAAACAACGCCATTGGTGCTTCACGTTCGCTTGGTGATACGCGCGATATTGACAAAACATCTCCAGAGTTTGTAAAATATTTCAAGGAAAAGTATATCAAGGGACTTCCGTTAACAACGGAAATTGACTCTAGAAAGTTTGTTAAGAATGCTGTTGGGTTGTATCACACAAAGGGTACAGAGCTCGGTGTACAGTTTGTTTTGCAAGGTCTCTTCAACGAGGAAGCTAAAGTTCGTTATCCTGGTAATGATGTTTTCAAGCTGTCAGATGGTAAATGGGTTGTGCCTCGTTACCTTGAGCTCACCACGACAGAAAGAGTGAAAGATTACGTCGGTAAAGAAATTGTTGGTGATACCTCAGGAGCAAAGGCTTTTTGTGAGGGTGTTGTTCGACGTCGAATCGGTACCAAATACGTTGACGTAGCGTACCTTAGTAACTTAAGAGGTGATTTTGCAACAGGCGAGTTTATCACAACCACGATGAATCGAGTGGTTGAAAATGCACCTTCAATTATTGGATCAATGACAAATCTAACTGTTCGGACGGGCGGTGCTTTGTTTGCGGTTGGTGATATGTTTAAGGTGACCTCCACAAACGGTAAGCAAGGCGTTGCACGAGTGACAGGAGTATCCGATCAAACGGGCAAGGTTACGTTTATTTTTGAAGATGCTTACGGTACGGGCGGTTGGGGATACTCAAACACGGCGGAGGTAATCGTATCGACAAAGGTATTAGAGGTTGCAAACATACAAAACTCAAATACTCTCATTGACAGGTTCCAGCGATTTGAGTTGGTTGAACAAGTGCTCGCTAATATTGCATATACCACAGCAACACCAAACAACAATGGTTTCACAGTCGGTACGGTTATTCAGAACTATGACGGCACAGGCGCTGTTACAGCTAATGCTGTGATTGTCAGTGTCGGTGTTAGTAACACGACGGCAGGTTATCTCGTTGTCGCTCCAAGAACGGGTAACATTGTTTCGTTTGATACAACATTTGCCACAAGCGGTAATGGTACCACAGCTGTTGCTACAGCATACTATGATCGTTCGGTAACAGCAAACGTTGTTGGTTCAAATTCAACTCACGTTGGTGTAAGTAACATAGTTGGTGGATCATTCGTTCCTACGGAGTACGCAAGAATTACCGGTCAGGAAAGTAGTACAACAGCGAGAATAGCAAACGTTAGTACGGGTTTTGGTGCTACATTCTCGATTGGTAATCTGACAGATGTAGAAACTGTATTCCTGACGCCAGACTACATCACAAGTAACAATACGCAACAAGTTCGTTATGCGGGATACCAGCCAAAATTTATAACAGTCAATGCAAACACATCCGTTTCCAATACAACAAGACGCATAACTAGGAGCGGACATGGATTTGCTAATGGTGAGTATGTTGTGTATCAGGTTACTGTAGGAAATAACGCTATTGGTGGGTTGACGGATGGTATTGGTTATTATGTTGCGCAAGCTAACACTACAACATTCAAACTATCGACTACACGCGCAGGCACAACGACAATTAACATTACATCAGGAAACACCGAGACGGGCCACACCTTCCTGAGCCTGTATAAATCGTCAAACAACTCTGCCATCAATCTCAATGGTAACAATTCTGGTGCGGCTCTTCAGTACGTAACGCCTGAAACGCTAAGTACAGGTGACACATCATATGGTGGTTTTGGTTTTCTAAAGTACCCATCTAGCAATTTGGATAGTATTCTTTTCGACGTCTTACGTTTTGAATCAAAAACAATTGGATCAATTGCTTCGTTGGTCGGTATCGATCCAGGTGCTGAGTACAACATAGATCCGTTTGTTGCGGTACTAGAGCCTCAGGTCGCAGCGTATAGTCATCACGATATCATACTTGATTTATCTTCAATCTCAGGCCGCTTCATACCAAGAGAGCAAATACAGCAGGCTCAAGACGCCATTGGCCGACAACTCACAGTTACGTCCTTTTCCGGCACAACAGCTAACGGTACCGTAACAAACACACCTTATATTGGTGAGCTTGTATATCAAAAATTTCCCAATAACGTCATACGAGCAAGCGGAATTGTAAGTGAGGGTATACTCACTGGAGGAGCGGGATCGTTCAAGTTAAGAACCTTCTCCGGCACGTTTGTTGTTACAGCAAACGCAAGTTCGCTTCTGTACTCACAAACATCAAACGCAACATCAAACGTAACTGCTGTTGACAGTGTTACGATTACATCAAACGCTCGTGGCATTGTTAAGGATACCTCAAATAGTACAGTACTTCAAATTAAGCGGATCACTTTAGAGAATACGTTTGTTGCTGGTAAAAGAATTCTTGGCCGTACATCAGGCGCAAGTGCCAACGTTGATGTAGTGGATGAAAATAGAGACACGACGGTAATTGGTCTGAACGCTAATGTAGCTGCAAACGTGCAAACCGCCCTTGGTGTTGTTACGGACTTAAGTGTAGCGGATTCAGGTTTTGGTTATATTGACCAGGAGGTTGTGACGTTGACAAGTGAAGACAGTATCTATCAGGTAACTGCTATCGTTTCACTAGAGAAACAAGGTGTGGGTTCAGGGTACTATGCGTCGACTGGTGGTTTCCTTGATTCAGATAAGAAATTACACGACAACGACTACTATCAAGAGTATAGTTATGAGGTAGATACAAAGGTACCATTTGATAAGTATGTTGATGTGTTGAAAACGATTACACACGTCGCTGGTACAAAAATATTTGGTGCTGTTGAGACCGTGTCTGTAGCAAGTACACCCATGACAGTGACTGTTGGTGACTCACTAAATAAAATAGAGATAAGTTAATCCAAGATGACACAACTAATAACAAACTATTTTCGCCTACACAATGTTAAACAGTTTCGCGAGTCAATAAACGAAACTGCTAACAGTACGTATTACGTATTTACCGGTCGCCATACTCCCTATGTGGGTGGGGTTGTACCGATTATTCCAAACAGCGTCGATAACACACTATACACACCTTATGACGAGATGGTGTTTGGAAAGCGCGTAACTATCAATGACGTAATGACAGTCGTTCCGCGACACAACTGGACTTCGGGTGAGGTATATACTCCATATAGAAGCAGCTCAAATCTTGTCAGTCAACCGTTCTATGTCTGCGTTAACGCAACTTCGGAGTATCACGTATTCAAGTGTTTGGATAATAATGGCGGCGCGAACTCAACAGCACAGCCAACTCGCTCGCAGACTGATCCTGATGATGAGTACTATAGCACACAGGATGGATACGTATGGAAGTATATGTATTCGTTCGATAGCACAACGTTTAATAAGTTTGCCACACAAGATTACATACCCGTCGCGGTTAATGCTAACGTTGCTGGTAATGCTGTCTCTGGTGCGATTGACGTTGTCACTGTAAGCTATCGTGGATCGCATTACAACACATATCTGACGGGTACGTTTACATCGCCTGACTTACGTGTCGGTGGTAACCCTTTGTATTACAACATAGCTGATACGGCCTCATCGTCGAGTAATTTCTATAACGGTAGTTATCTCTACATTACGTCGGGTACAGGTCAAGGTCAAGGACGTCGAATTGTAAACTATACAGTTTTAGGTGGTTCAAAAACAGTCGAAATAGACAGTGCCTTTACTACGAATCCTGATACGACGTCTGTATATGAGATTACACCGTACGTAATCATTACCGGTGATGGATCAAACGCAATTGCGCGCGCTATTGTAAATACATCAGCAGCAAATACAATATCGCAAATTGAAATCATTAGTAGAGGAAGCGGATATACTTACGCCTCTGCTATTGTTACTGGTAATACTGGCGGCGTACAAAACGCAGCCATACTCAGTGTTGTAATGGGACCCAAAGGTGGTCATGGATCTGATCCGGAGTATGAACTGGGTGCAAGTTCGTTAATGTTAAGTGTGAAGTTTAACACAAGTGAAGGTGCAACAATCCCAACATACAACGGATATAGATCAATTGGTGTTATTAAGGATCCTTTGTTTGCTAACGTGGAGATCACGTTTGATAGCCTGACAGGTGCATTTACAATTGGTGAGAATGTACAACAAGCTAATAGTCTTGCAACAGGTATTGTTACATCGTTCGATGGCCTGAACACACTCGGTCTTACAAACGTGTATGGCACGTTTCTTGGAGGCGAGGTAGTGACAGGCGCCGACTCATCTGCAACATGCAACGCTATCTCCTATCAAATAAACGGTCAGGCTAAGTCGTTTACTACGTTTGATCAACGTCGACGCTATTCCTATACATTGTTGTCCGCTACCCAGTTTATAGCAAACGAACCAATATATCAGACGGACATCCGGCTTGCAAACGCTATTTTTCATGGTAGCACAGCAAGTAATCTTTATTTGACGCACCTGAAGGGCACAATAAATACAGGCAATAATATTGTTGGTGTGACGAGTGGAGCCTCGGCAAACGTCACTACGGCCTATCCACCGGATATTGTTGTTGGATCGGGAGAAGTGATTTATTTGGAGAACTTGAATCCAATTACACGTTCAAACAACCAGTCAGAAACAATCAAAATAATTTTGAGCTTTTAAGAGAAGAAGATGCCATTAGAAAAATCTTACAATATAAGTCCGTACTTTGACGACTACGATCAGGCAAAAGAGTTTTACAAAGTTCTTTTTAAGCCTGGCGTTGCTGTACAAACACGTGAACTCAACCAGCTCCAAACAATGTTGCAAAATCAAATCGAAAGATTTGGTGATCACGTCTTTAAGGCAGGCACTATTGTAAGTGGTGTTAACTTCTCGTATATTCCCGTTTACAATTATATCAAGATTCTTGATACACAGGGTGATGGCCAACCCTCTATTCCACAGGGGTATGTTAATTATTTCATTAAGAGTAACCTTAACCTAACGGGACGTATTGTCAATTATGAAGATGGTCTCGAGTCGCGTACGCCTGAGCTTAAAACGCTGTACGTACAGTACATAAACAGTTCTGATCCTGATACGTCAAACGGAAACATTTCATACACTGAGTTTAAACCAGGTGAGACGTTAACCGTCTTTAGTAAAGACAATGAATTGTTTAAGTTCATTGTGGATAGTGGCGGTCTGGGCTTTGCTAACTCCGACTCACTCGTTGTAATGAGTGCAATTGGTGTATCTGGAAACACCGGTGCATTGAATGTCGGTGACACTATTACACAAGCTGGTGGCGCTCGTGCTTTGATTACATCTGTTAATACCACAGCTATTTCAAACACAGTTGTTCTTGGTGTGAGACCGGTACTGGCGGATCTAACAAACACAGCTGTAACATCGGCCGCTTGGACTCTGCAGACAGGCGCAAACATTGTCGATGCAAACACATCAGCAACAGCTAACGTTGTTTCGATTTATGGATCAGGGGCACAAGCCTACCTGACAACGGACTCGTTAGGCATTGTTCAATCAATCTCAGTAGCCGATGGTGGAAGCGATTATACAGTTTTGCCTCATGTCACGATTAAGACTGCTAACGCGGTAGCATCGTATTCAAATCCATCGCTGAACATCGTACCTCAAAACTACAAAACTACTATTACTGTTGGTAATACAGCGATCAACTCCGTGGGTACGGGCTACGCCTTTGGTGTATCTGAGGGTGTGATTTACCAAAAGGGTCACTTCCTCCGTGTTGATTCGCAAGTTATTGTAGTTGACAAATATACAACGTCCCCCAACGACGTAACTGTTGGTTTTAGTACAACGGAGACGGTAATCACAGCAGCGGGTGATGATACGTTGTATGATAATGCATCTAATACAACTAATTTCTCAGCACCAGGCGCCGACCGTCTGAAGTTGACGCCTACGTTGATTAAGAAAACAATTGACGAAGCAGCTGCCAATGCTGACTTCTTTGTTCTTGCTGAATGGAAAGAGGGATTCCCATACAAGGAAAACAGATCAACTGTTTATTCGGGTCTTGCGGAAGAGTTTGCACGTCGCACTCGCGAATCGGCTGGTGACTTTGTTGGTGATTTGTTCCAGGTGACGACTCGTGATAAGAGTGTTGCAAACAACGACTACGTCAATGTGTTGATTGACCCAGGTCTCGCATACATCAGCGGCCACCGCGTTTCTACATCATACAACAACTATTTGGATATCAAGCGCTCGTCTACAACTTCGAACTCTTCTAACCACAGTATTTCCGTAAACTACGGAAACTTCTTGTACGTAAAAGAGCTTGCTGGATTCTTTAAATTTACTGCTGGTGATACGGTTAATCTGTACAACACCGCAAAAGGTTATGTTACGGCTGGTACCATTAGTACGACTGGAAGTATTACTCCGGCTGGTACACAAATTGGTACTGCACGTGTTCGAAGCATAATGTACGATAGTGGTGTAGTTGGTACAGCGTCTTGTGTCTACAGACTTTATTTGTTTGATGTCAACATCAGTGCTGGATATACTTTCCGTAACGTACGATCTGTTTACTATGATGGATCTCCGGAAGACGGTATCTGTGATGCAGTTACAACAGTAGATACAACAACAGGATTGAGTGTAGCTGTGCTTCAAGACACAGTAAAAGATCAAATGCTGTTCCCAATCGGTATCCAGGGGGTAGCGTCAATTGATAATATTACCTACACTTACAGAACAGCTTCAAATACCTCCCTCGCATCGACGGGTCTCATTAGTATAGGTCCATTGGGTGGTACAGCTGAGCATCCATACACAACTGGTGCTACACTATCGTCTGTAGAGGAACGTGACGTCATTGTTATGCCGCAGTCTAATACACAGGTTGCAGCAAACCTAACTGGTACGTTTACTGTAACCGCAGGTCAAACAAACGTCACTGGTACGACAGCTGGATGGACAAGTAGTTTTGAACCAGGCGATTTTATTCGTTTTGGTAACACATCCACAGCAAACGACACAGCATCAGCTCGCGTTGTTGGCCAGGTTAACGCTATTATCAACAGCACAGCAGTGTCGCTTGTGACGGCGCCTTCTAACTCTGTTACGGGTAATGCTGTTCTTTTCTTCCCCGCTTTTTATCCAATCCCAACATCTACACGGTCGGCACGCACTATATCAAACTCCGTTGATGGTAAAACGTTGACGATTAACATTAGTGCGTCTCTTGCAAGTACTGTTAACGCAATTGCAATTCACAATGTACGTCAGGCAAACGCAACGCCCATATCAAAGAGTGTCAGACGAGGCTTGTTTACTAAAATTAACACGGCCGCAAACCCTGGTGGAGTAGACGGCCCGTGGGCGCTTGGCATTCCCGGTGCGTTCCGTTTGAGAAAAGTATACAAAGCGGCTAACTCTTCTGTAAGTACATCAAGCACAGATGTTACAAAATACTTCTCTGTTGATGTTAGTGAAGATGAGAATGCAACAAGAAACGCAAAGCTCTTACTGAACGTAGGCGCACCAGTCACCATCACTTCAGGTGACTACTTCCTTGTTCAGATTGATGCGTTGTCCACAAACGGTAATGAAGGTTTCTTTACCTTCAACTCCTATACGGTTAACGCTACTGCCAACTTGACACAGCTGACAGCAAACGGTACCGTTATCAGCATCTATGAGATGCCGGAAGTAAGCACAACAAAGGGCGTCAATTACGATTTACGCGACGTAATTGATTTCCGTCCTTTTGCATCAAACACAGCAGTGCTTTCAAACACCGCTGGTGGTGCTACGGTAAACCCAGCAAATACATTTGCGCTTAGCGGTGACAATCAATTCTTCCCTGTTCCTGATTCAATTGTTTCTTTTGATGTGGAGTTTTATAACAGCCGCGTTGATCGCGTAATTGCGCGAAAGGATGGAACATTTGAGGTATTGGAGGGTGCTCCAGCACCAACGACACCAATGGCTCCTCCGGAGCAAAAAGACTCAATGACTCTGTCTATTTTAAAGGTGCCTCCGTATCCTTCTATTCCTGCGGGATTGAGTCCGTTTACAACAGAATTGTCGGAGAAGCGTACGGCAAGTTCGGGTGGTAGTGTTAATAAGCGACTAAACAACTTCAAGATATCCCAGGTTCGCTCCCGTGATGCGAGAGGGGCGCAACCACGTCGCTTTACCATGAAGGATATTGGTGCACTTGAGCGCCGTTTGCAAGCGGTTGAATATCAAACCTCTTTAAATCAGGTTGAGGCTGCTGTAAAGGAACTTACTATTCCTAGCGGCGTCGTACCAACAACAAATAGATTCAAGAACGGATTCTTTGTTGATACATTTAATGATTACACAAAGGTAGATACGGGTCACAAGGAATATGCAGCTACTATTGATCAGCAGCGTGGTTTCTTGAAGCCGCCAACACGTCAGGTTAATTTTGAATCGCAATTTGATCGTACGCACGCAAACACAGCTGCGTCAATCATAAACGGCGATACGTTGATGCTACCGTTTGCATCGGTAGTTCTGATAGATCAAAGTATCAAGAGTAGCGTCCTTGGTTCTGATGGTCAGCGGATGCAATTTGCTGGTGATGGTACAATAACACCGTCATCTTTCTCAATACTTGCTCGTGGTGAAGTCACACTTGTTCCTGATCCTCCTCCTCCCTCTTACAGTGATGGCGGGTACACAGACATCGGCTACAGCGCCGACGTCGGTGGTTACGGTGATGGCGGTTCTGGCGGTGAATGCTTCACTGCAGATACCCTGGTAAAAATGTTTGACGGAACAGAAAAACGTATTGCAGATATCGTTGCTGGCGATCTTGTACTTGATGCGTTCACTGGTGAAGCAAACGAAGTACTTGGTATCAAGCTTACCGATTATGAGGTTGGTCGTCGACTGTTCACAACAAACATTGAACATGACCCATATATTACAGAACAACACGCCTTCTTCAATGAGGCAGGTGAGCTTTGTGCATGTCGGGGGAATGTGAGTATCTTGCACCTTGGCTTGCACCTGTAAAGGTTGTTGAGGTTCCAAGAATAATCGTTAACGAGACTCCAATTGTTGTGTACAACTTAATGTTCAAGACTGGGTTCACCCATTACGCAAACGGTCAAAAGGTACACAACATTATCGGAAACGGTAATATGTTTGTACTGAATAAGCGTGGCTGGTTGACGGAAGAAGAATACAAGGGATATGTTTATATGTTGGAGAACACTGTTGGACTGAATGCATGGCCAGCATCTGCTAAGGCTCGCATGTATAATATTACAACAGCGATAAATACGTTTGTTCTGAACAACGATAACATGATTGGCAATGCTGTCGGAAAGAGTGTAGCTTGGGGCGTTCGTAACAGAGACAAACTTTATCCTGTTTTTGCTTTGTGGTTCCAGTCACGTCTCCGTAAAGCAATTTTTGGAAAATCAAATGATAGTTAAATTTAGTGCGAACCACATCTATCTTCCTCTATCCCCTTTGGTAAGGTTGTGGACGTGGTCTCGCTATTCTCATTGCGAGTTTGTTTTTTCTAATGGAGTGTCTGTTTTTCCAGCAATGGAAATGGGTGTTGTTGTTTCGACAAAGAAAAAATATCCTGTACAGACATTTGTTGAGGTTGATATAACGCCAGAAGAAGAGCGAAGAGTTTATCACTGGGCAAAGACACAAATAGGTATTCCTTACGACTACACAGCGTTAGCACCATTTAACGTGCTTATACCTCGCAAGAAGAAAAACTGGAAAGATTCTTCTTTATGGATGTGTTCGGAGTTTTGTGCATATGGACTTGAAAAGGTTGATATCAAACTATTCGACGATACAAAGAAGAAAATATCTCCCGGTGATTTATTTCGCCAATTGATCAAGCATCCGAAAGCACGTATAATTGAAACGCAAAGTATGCAACTTGCACCTGTTTAATTAAAGAGAAAACAAAATGCCAGAAAGAAAAGACCCCCGAGTACAGTTTATTTCACGTGAACAAGTCTTTAGATTTGCAGTTAATGGTCTGCAACCAATGACTATTCATAAGTTTTATTTTGAGCGTCAGTTAGTCGATGGATCAAAATTGAAACCAGTTGGCGGTAAGCTCGGTGACACGTTGAAAACGGACGCGGATGGATATGTTGAATTTGATTATTACTATGACTCGGGATTAGCTGGTGGCGAGACGCCTCTTGCACAAGCGCAAGCGGCAGCAAATGCTGTAGCAGGTGTTAAAGAAGTGATACTAACAACATTGAATGTTGCAAGCTTACCTGATAATTACGATACGCTCGCACTCTCGTACTTCAGAAGTCATATTCGCGTTCAAATCTACATACCGCCTGTAAGTGAATTTGAAGACGTCGCGGCTTAAAATAGGAAAAACAAATGGCAGGATTCGATTTAGCTCAAACATTCTTTCTTGATAAAGATGCCATCCAGGGTGCTGATGTAGCAAGCATTACTGGAATTGATCTTTACATATACAGAAAGCCAACAGCAGGCAAAACAAAATCAGGCATTAACAAACCTGGTATCTCTATTTTTCTCTGTGGGTGTAAAGAAGACGGATCACCGGATCTGACTCTCTACCACCATACATTTTCAGCACGTGTTGAGTATGATAATATTGTCGCGGATACAGACGGAACAGATACAACATCGTTTGTCTTTAATCAGCCATTGCCAGCACCATCAGATCGCAAGTATGCAATTTTGATTAAGTTTGACGGTAGTGACCCGGACTTTAAAATTTGGTATAACAAAGCTGGCGAAAATATTCTTGGCACAACCACAAAAACATCAGTGTCTTCCGGAAAGGTAGACGGCTCGTTGTTCACAATGACGAACGGTAAGACTCTAACACCGGTTGTCGATGCAGATCTTGCGTTCCGTCTCAAGGTTGCAAAGCACACTGCAACCTCCATGACGTTCCAGGTTAGCAGTCGTCCGTACGAATTGATTTCGTTTAGTGATAAAACCGGTACATTTAAAGGCGGGGAAGATGTCTACAAGGTGTCTGCGAATGCAACGGGCACCGTAAGTATCAATGCTTCTTCCACGTCTCTTGTTGGGACGGGTACAAACTTCTCCACACTTAACGAAGGCGACGCTTTTGTAATTACAGATGGAACAGCGGAAAATACAGAAGTGCGCATTGTTGCTTCGCGATCAAACACAACATTGTTGACACTCACGGAACCTCCTTCTTTTACAAACGCAGTCGGAAAATACTATAAGACACCAACCGCAAAAATGTTCTATGCTGATGGTATTTCCGATAGCATAGTTCTAAACGATTCGACAGCTAACACTACAACCTACTTTGCTGTTGGCGACAACATCAAAGGTGTAGATTCGTTAGCATCTGCAACAATCTCTGCAATAACAGACTATCAATTAAATAGCGTTGTGCCGAACTATGCAATACGGACACCTGGTGGTACTACAGCAACAGCTACTCTAAACTTTGCCAACAACGGTGGCACCGTGCTGGCTTCAAGACAGGTCGACGCAACCCTCGGTCAGCGCATGTTTGTTAATAGTTACGATGCTGTGATGAGCTCGCAAACGAATCGTATTTTAGCTGGCGAGGCAAATCCATTTGCCGGCACGTTGACGTTTACAACAAACAATCCTTACGTGTCGCCATATGTTCGTGAAGAAAACCTGGACTTATTCGTTGAGCGTTATGATATAAACAATACGTCAACGAATGAATATAAGGGCGCTGGATCTGCGCAGGCACGTTATATAACAAAGACGGTGGATCTTGCAGATCAAGTTTCCGAGGATATGAAACTGTATCTTCGCGGTTACAGACCGTCCGGAACAACAATCGAAGCATATGCACGTTTTCATAACAGTGAAGATCCTGAGAGTATCGATCTGAAAGATTGGACCCAGCTTTCTTTTGTGGGTACAGATGTTCCTTTCAGCAGCCCTTCAAATATTTACGACTTCAAGGAATTGCCTTTTGAGGTTCCTTACTATGGTAAAGGAACAGCTGCAACGGGTACCTTTACAGTGGGATCTGCTTGTACCGTTATAATAGGAACAAGTGGAACAGTAGGTACAAACGTGCCTGTTGGTTCTTCAGTACGCGTATACTCTACGACCTTCCCAAATAACTACTTTGTTGATACAGTCGTTGCAGCAAACGCGACAACTATAACGGTTGCTACTGGTCCCGGATCAAACGCAAGTATATTGGGAAGCGGCTTCAAGGTGGATGTCCTGTCACGACCACAGAGCGCATTCCTTGACGTGCAATCTAGAAGTGTGTTGACATATTTTAATAAGGCTGGTGCCGTGTTTAGAGGGTATGATAAGTTTACTGTTAAGCTAGTTCTTCTTTCGAGTGACGGTATACGTATTCCTTATGTCGATGATATACGAGCAATTGCAGTTTCAGCATGAAAAACAACCTACTTAAAACGGATGATTACAGATACGTTCGAGATAGTCGATCAACGGCTATTCTAAATATAGACAAGCAAGGATATGCACAATATCTCAAAGAACGAGAGAAGCATTTGCAACTTTATAAAGCCGTAGACCAGGTGCAAGGCCTGCAACGGGAAATGAGTGATATTAAGCAGATGCTCCAACAATTATTGAACGGAAAGACAAATGGCTAAAGCAATAGCGAACGTTGTTATCGCATCAGACTCTTTTGCAACATGGATTGGTATCACCAACCAGATGGCTGATACTTTTACAAATCAAGCCCTTACTGCAAACACAGCGGCCGCAGGTGCATCTGTCACTGGTAACTCGCAACTAATTGGTATTTTTGCTGCTAACACAATCGGTGTTGGTACGGCGTTACGTGGCGGAAACGTTGCAACAGCAGCAAATCTGAACATTACATCTAATGCAAATTTCAGCGGTGCTAACCTTTACAGCTCAGCCAACGTCTTTCTCAATGCAGCAAACGTCAACGTTAATACTGCGCTAACAACACTCCGTGGTGGTTTTGTTATATCAACATCGAACGTGTACTTAAACGCCGCTAACGTTTTTGTAAACGCAGCAGCTACAGTCATACAGGGCGGCCAGGCAACCGTTACGTCAAACGCTGATATTAATAACGCAAACACTACAATACGTGGTGGACAGGCTTCTATTACTTCTAACACATACGTTCAAGCAGCTAACGTTTATGTGAATGCAACTACTGTTACCGTACTGGCTAATACCACTCTCAAGAGCAACACAACCGTCAATGGTATTGTGTTGACGGGTAACGCCACGTCAACAAACCTTGATGTAACAGCATCGCAGTTGACAGTTGATGCTGTTTCGGTCTTCACGGGTAACACTACGATCAAGGCAAATAGTTCCGTCACTATCGCTACACTGACTGGTAATGCAACCGCTACTAACGTTGCTGTCACAACGACCGGCTTGAATATCAATGCTGTAACAATTGCAACAGGTAATACAACGTTGAAGGGTAACTCCTCAGTTAATGCAATTGTTTTGACTGGTAATGCAACATCAACAAACCTAGATGTAACGGCATCACAACTAACAATAGGCGCCGTGTCGATTGTTACAGGCAATACAACGTTAAAGAGTAATACAACCGTTAACGCCGTTGTATTAACTGGTAACACAACATCGACAAACCTTGATGTAACGGCATCGCAATTGACCGTTGGCGCTGTTTCAGTCTTTACAGGCAACACTACGCTGAAGGGTAACTCCTCTGTTTCTTCTGTTGTCCTAACAGGTAACTCAACAGTTACAAACGTTGCTCTGAGTGCAAATAGTCTCTCCCTTGTTGGTAACTTAGCAGTTACAAACGCTACGAATTTTTCAAACACTGTTAGCTTAGCGTCGACCTTGGGTGTTGGTGGCGGTGTAACTGTTAACGGTGCCGTCACAATTAACAACACAGTTTCAAGCGGTAACACAACTATTACCGGTTTTGCAAACGTCAGCACGACTCTGAATGTTACAGGTGCTACAACTGTTAACGGTGCTTTGACGGTTAACAATACAGCCGGCGTTGGTAATACAACAATAACCGGTTTTGCTAATGTTAGCTCGACATTGAACGTAAATGGCGCAGCAACTGTTAATGGTGGTTTCACAGTTAACAATACAGCTAGTGTTGGTAATACGACTGTAACAGGTTTCCTCAATGTTTCTACCACCACAACGTTTGGTGGTAATGTAACAATTCAGACGGAGATTGTTCAAGCCGTTATAGCAAACACAAACATTGGTAACGCAAATGGATCAGGTAGCTTTACACCAGTTGAAATTTTCAGTTTCCCAATTGGTACGTACCATGGCGCAAAGATACTCTCTCGTACTACGACGAGAACAGGTGCCAATACACAAGTACAAGAATTAGTTATTGCGCAGAACGAAACGGACGTTATTCTTACATCGTATGCCGTTGTTGCAGCCCCGGAGGGAGCCAACGTTGGTGTGTATTCAGCAACAATAAATAGCTCAGCTGTTTCAGTTAAATTCCAACAAACAAGTGCCAATACAAGTGCAAAGTTGTTTGTGCAGTACATAAAATAATAAGGTAAGTAATGGCTGCTAGTAATACAAAATTCAAAGTCGATAACGGATTAGAGGTTGTTGGAACAGCCAACGTTAGCGGTAACTTCAGGGTTGAAGGCGACTTTGCTGTCGGGGGTAACCTCGCTTTTAGTGGTACGAGCTCGGCTGATTACAAACCTACATCTGACGATACATACGCTCTTGGTAACACCACACAGCGTTGGATAATACACACATCCAAGTTGTTTGCTGGCAATGTCACCTCAACAGGTGTTGCACAGTTAACAAACGCGTCGGCTGATGTTATTATTCCAACATCAAACACATCAGCGCAGTTTGGTTCAGCCGTCCGTCTATGGCAAATTACAGCAAACACAGTCACTGCTGTTACATCGACACAATCAAACACACACAGTTTTATCGGTAGCTCAGCTTCGTTTAATGCTGCTAGTGGGGTTGCAACGGCAACGGACTTTATTACTACAGCAGCTGTCCATGGTTTTAGTAACGGTGAGCTTGTTCAGTATCTTGTTGCAGCTGGCAATACAGCCGTTACTGGTTTGACCAACGCTACCTTTTACCACGTTATAAGCGCAAACGCAACGGCGTTCCAACTTGCAACGTCGTTTGGTGGCGCGAACATTAACTTAACAGCAAGCGGTACAAGCGAAACTGGACACACTTTAACACCGGTAAAGATTGTTCTTTCGAGCAATGGATCTTTATTTGCTCCTGTTGGCGTAGCAAACGTAGGTACTCTTCGTGTTCTTGGTAGTGGTATTGTTAACGGAGCATTTACTGTTGCTGGCGTAACAACACTAAGCGGTAACGTTGCAGTTTCAACTGATGCTCTCTTTATTGACGCAGTTAACAAAGTTGTTGGTGTTAAAAACAATGCACCATCAACGACAGATGCCATCACAATCAATGGCAACACGTTATTCACAACATCAAACACGGGCTTAAAATTAAAGAGCACATCGAATGCGTCACAGAACGCAACGATTGCTTTTATGACGAGTAACACGTCAAATAGTCGTCTAACGTTTACGACATACGACAATTCAAACTCTTCTGTTAAAGACGGTGGTTTTGTATTCAACTTACAACAGAATGCAACATCGACAACGGCAGGATTGACAATTGATATGTCAAACATTCAATACAAGAGTGGTAATGTCGTGCATGCAGGAAACTTTGGCATTTACAATGTCAGCGGCACACGAGTAGGACCATGAAATGGGAAGACCTCTTAGAGCGAAGTACGACAACGGTGTCGCTATTGGGGTTCAGGAGATGTCGAACGCAGAGATTGCCGATATCATTGTTCCTAAGCTTGTCAACTATGCACTAGCAAACCCTGATTCGGTATACGGATCAAAATTAAGAATTAACGGCACTGGCACATACGATGTCAGCCGTGGTGCGTTTATTGACTACCATACTTCTGATGGCGCGGGCGCACATCCGGTCACAGTTAATACAATTGCAACCTATACGTTTACTCAAAATGAGAGAGCAATCACGCCCTCCGTCAGTGCTCGTCCTGTTCATTATGTTGCAAACGGTAACGAGCAGCAAATTTTGGAGATGTCTAACTCAGACATCTATGACTACCTTCTCCCAACGACCATTGAAAAATTAACGGTACTCGGTAACGGTAGTTATTACATTACTTCTAGTTCGCAAAATCCAAACGTTTTAGGAGCTTCAGGTACATGGACCCAAGTATCGAATTTTTATGATACGTATTGGAATAATACAACTCTTACACAGATCACTTACATTTTATGGCAACGTACGGATACCTTATCGATAGGTTCGACATATAGACCCCTCAAGTACACGCTCGTGAATGGCGAGCAACGTCTTGTTGAAATGACTGACACGGAAATAGAGTCTCTGTATGTTTTTATTGGTGAATCTATCCGTACAAAAGGAATTGGCCAATATTTTTTTGGTAATAATTACCCAGGTACCGGCTCGTGGACGGCACTTGGAGCTGCTACCGAACGCCTCAACATTACATTTGACGACTCTTACACCGGGTACTATGCTGGAACATATGTTGGTAGTTACACAGGTATATACGCGGGAACTTATCAAAGTACATTTACCGGTCAGTATGGTAATGACTTTACACGAGTGTGGACCGGCATCTACAACCTACTTACGCCGTTTAGTGGTCCATACGTCGGTACGTACAACAATGTCTTTACCGGTGCCTTCTCTGGTGGATACACCGGCGCGTTCAGTGGATTGTATAATTCAACCTTCTCCGCAGCCTATCCCGGCTCGTACACCGGCGCATACAATACAAGTTACACAGGAGCATTCACCGGCAGTTACATAATTTACTTTACTGGTGTATATGCGGGAAGCTACACCGGTTTATTTACCCGTCCATCGTACATTGGCACATACACAAGAGCATTCTTGCGTACGTTTGGTAGCCGTCAGGAAAATAACTACACGGGCGGTTATATTGGCGCGTATAACGTTGAGTCGCTTATTTACATTGGTGCGTATACTGGTGGTTACCGTCGCACCTTTGGTGGCCGTGAGGAGAACTTCTACTCTGGTAGCTACCTTGGAGCATATGGGCCTGTAACTGGCACAGCGTATGTCGGTTATTGGACCGGTGGTTACCGGCGCACGTTTGGTAGCCGTCAGGAAAACTTCTACGCCGGTAGCTACCTCGGTACATATCAAGATATTGCAAAAACATGGACTGGTGCATTTGTAGGCGAGTATACTACTGGTTTCTACTCAGGCGCCTACAGTCAAGCATTTACACGTGCATGGTCTGGTGTATATTCACGAGTCGTAAATGCCTCGTTTACTTCAACATACTCAGGCACGTATAGTCGAATATTTACTGGAGCATATGCTCAGTCATTCACCGGTGCTTTCAGTGGGATATATACAGGAGCATATTCTTCATTAGTACCATACACAGGAGCTTATAATAGAGTTTACAGTGGCGGGTTTACAGGCGCTTATACAAGTGCATACTCGGGAGCATACACGGGCGTATATACGCGGGCGTGGACCGGAACGTATACAGGAGTTTACACAGGCCTTACTGCGCAGAACACGCTGCAGACAACGACTAAGAGCTTGTACGTACGTACAGCTTAAATAAATATTTGTCAATATGGCCATAACTGCTCTCAGATACAATACCACACTAGATGGGCTTCAGTCCATGTCCTATACGGACATGACGGACTACATCGTTCCAGTGATTGGGTCACACTTTGCTTCGAACACCAGCGTTGGTTCGTTGGCTGTTGGTTCAATGGCAAATGGAACGTCGATCGGTACATGGGTCGATACGTATCGCACCGACTCACTAGGAAGTCACCCAGTCAGTCCAAGCTCAATAGGCACAAACAGTACAACTGTTTACCAAAATCTCTCAAACTCTGCAATAAACGAACCATTGGTTCGACCTGTTGGTTGGAGTAGCAACAATTACTTCAAAGTATTCAACGACACGGATATAGCTGATAATCTCTGCAACAACATTGTTCAGGGTATGCTTCTTTCAGGTCCTGGCGCATACGTGTTGCAGCCGACAGCACCTGTGACCGGTACATGGGCTTCACGTGGCACATTAACGAATACACTGACGACCGGCACAACCAACACGACAACGTTGTGGCAACGTACCGATGGTTCCTACACAACGGTTAAACGGCCAATCAAATTCTCCGCTGGCATGCGTGAGATGACTGATGACGATATAAAAACGCTGACTCAAAAAGTTCGTAACTACATTGTTACCAGTGGGATTGGTCAGTATCAGCTTTCAACCACCACTCCTGTCAGCCCAGGTACGTGGGTGCAGGCTGGAAGTGGTTTTGATGATACGCGTTATCAAACACAAGAGCAACCATATGCTGGCACATACAACCAATCATTTACAGGTGCTTACACGCGTGCGTTCAGTGGCACTTACGGTGGTAATTTTACTGGTGTGTATGCCCAGGGATTCACAGGTACATATCAACAAGCCTTCAGTGCTGCATACACCGGTGTGTATACTGGTATATACAATCAAGTATTTACAGGTGCGTACACCAATACCTTTACAGGCGCGTTTACCGGTGCGTACATAGGAACGTTCTCTGGTTTATACACAGGCATTTACTCGCGCGTCTTCAGCGGCTTATATACTGGCATATACACTGGCATATACACACAGGCGTGGACAGGCACGTATACTGGCAACTATCAGAGTACATGGAGTGGTGTCTATACGGGCGGCTACGTAGGCACGTTTACAGGCAACTACTCAGGAACATACTCGCGTGTATTCAGTGGCAGTTATACGGGCACTTACACGGGCGTGTATAACCAGACATTTACCGGTGTGTATGTTGGTAACTATCAGAGCACTTTCACTGGCGTTTACGTCGGTAGCTATCAGAGTACATTTACCGGTGTATTTGCGGGAACGTACTCACAGGTTTTCACTGGCCTCTACACTGGATTCTACACAGGTTTCTTTACAGGCAACTACTCAGGAACATACTCGCGTGTATTCAGCGGTAGCTACACTGGTGCTTACGGAGGAGCTTATGGGAGCTTCTTCACGGGCGTCTACACGGGCGGCTACGTAGGCACGTTTACAGGCAACTACGTTGGAGTGTATTCACGGGTATTCAGTGGTAGTTACACTGGTGTTTATACGGGTGTGTATAACCAGACGTTTACTGGCCTCTACACGGGCGGCTACGTAGGTACGTTTACCGGAGCATATGCAGGAACATATTCACGTGTGTTCAGTGGTACGTACACCGGTGCTTATACGGGTGTGTATAACCAGACGTTCACTGGTCTATACACGGGCGGCTACGTAGGTACGTTTACCGGAGCATATGCAGGAACATACTCGCGTGTCTTCAGTGGCAGTTATACGGGCACTTACACGGGCGGTTACGTGGGTACGTTTACTGGCTCGTACACTGGCTTATATACTGGTTTCTTTACAGGAAACTATTCCGGTGCATACTCGCGTATCTTTACAGGTAGTTACACAGGCATTTACGTAGGTTACTTTGTTGGCTTCTACGCAGGTACGTATACACGTGCATGGACGGGCACCTATTCTGGCACATATGTTCAATCATGGACAGGCACATATGCTACCGCTTTTGCTCGTGTGTTCTCCGGCGTATACACCGGATATTATACTGGATTTTATGCTGGATCATACTCCTCGTCTTTTGCAGGCAGCTATAGTACATCATACCTAGGTTATTACACCGGATACTATTCACGTGCCGTTTATGTTGGATATTATGTCGGTAGTTACCGACGCACCTTTGGTGGCCGTCAGGAGAACTTCTACGCTGGTAGTTACATCATGGGATACGGTGCCGGTGTAGCGGTGTATATTGGATATTACGTTGGTAGTTACCGACGCACCTTTGGTGGCCGTCAGGAGAACTTCTACGCTGGTAGTTACATCATGGGTTATGGCGCTGGTATAGCGGCATACGTTGGATATTACGTTGGTAGTTACCGACGCACCTTTGGTGGCCGTCAGGAGAACTTCTACGCTGGTAGTTACATCATGGCTTACGGAAACGTTGCTAAAACTTTTGCGGGGTACTACACAAGCTTCTTCACAGGCGCCTACACACAAGCTTTTTCCGGTTCGTATGCTGGAGCATATGCTGGTGCCTATGCAGGAGACTACACAGCTTTCTACACAGGTTTCTTTGCTGGTACGTATTCACAGTACTGGACCGGCGTATATGCGGGCACTTATAACGCTCCGTGGACGGGTGCATACGCAGGTGCTTATGCGTCAAACTTTGCCGGTGATTATGTAGGAAACTACACAGGTAGCTTTACGGGTATCTTTGCCGGAACTTATGCTCAGAACTTTGCTGGTGCGTATGTTGGTAACTATCAACAAACGTTTACTGGCCTGTATAGTGGTGCTTATGTAGGAAACTACACAGGTAGCTTTACGGGTATATTTGCAGGTGGTTACCAAAACACATTCACTGGTCAGTATAGTGGCGGCTACGTCGGTTCGTTTACTGGCCTGTATAGTGGCGCGTACGTTGGAAACTATACTGGTAGCTTCACTGGCATTTTTGCCGGTGGTTACCAAAGCACATTCACTGGTCAATATAGTGGTGGTTATGTTGGTGCGTTTACTGGTCAATGGTCGGGCGCCTATGTGGGAAATTATACGGGTAGCTTCACTGGTATATTTGCCGGTGGTTATCAAAGTACATTCACCGGTCAGTACACTGGTGGATATGCGAGTGCGTTTTCTGGCCTGTATAGTGGCGCGTACATAGGAGACTATACTGGTAGCTTTACGGGTATTTTTGCAGGTGCGTATGCAAGTGCGTTTACTGGTCAGTACAGTGGTGGTTTTGTTGGTGCGTTTACGGGAAATTATTCCGGAGGATATGTCGGCACATTCACGGGTAATTATTCCGGAGGATACGTTGGTACGTTCACGGGTAATTATACTGGTGGGTATATCGGTGCGTTCACAGGTCAGTGGTCAGGTGCGTACGTTGGTAACTACACTGGTAACTTTACTGGTATATTTGCAGGCGGTTACCAAAGTACGTTTACCGGTCAATTTGTTGGCATTTACTTAGGTTTCTTCACGGGGAACTACTCAGGAACATATTTACAATCGTGGACGGGCAATTACAGCGGTGCATATGTCGGTAACTACACGGGCAGTTTCACCGGAGCGTTCGTTGGCAATTACCAGAACACATTCACCGGTATATACACCAATACATTTACCACCGTCTACGTTGGCAACTATACTGGATCGTTTACTGGTCAGTACTCAGGAACTTACGGCAATGCCTGGACAGGTGCTTTCTCTGGTGTATACACTAGCGCGTTCACTGGAATTTACACTGGACTATATACTGGCGTATACTCTACAGCATACTCAGGCGCATATGTGGGATCGTTCACTGGTGCGTACACAGGGTTGACAATTATATCAACTCCAGAGACAATATCAACGTTTAAACTTTGGGTAAGAATAGCATGAAAAGAACCATAAAGAATCCACATTGGACCAATAACGCAAGAACGGTCTTGTCAGCCGAGTTTCACTATGACGATGGTCGTGTAATGACTGCGGTCATTAACTCTAACGAATCGAACAACCCCGACTATCAGGAAATCCGCACTAAGTTCACGGACGCGGAGCTTGAACAAAATACTGCTAACAATATTCGAAAAATTCAAGGCGAGCGCGATCGACAAAAAGCACAAGAAGAAGCTCAAAAGGAACGTGAGCGTCAGGAACGTTTATTCCAAGTCAAGCTGGGAGCATTTGAGGTAGATGCTATAAAAAATACAACAAACAAGAATCTAAAGTCAGCACTTCGTCGTGCAAAGAGCGACTTTGAAGTGTATGCAATGGCAGCTGCTATTATTCTGGACACAATGCAGAATCAACAAGCCGCGCCTGAACAGGATGAAGGCACACAGGAACAGTAATGGCAGATATTCGTAATGGTTTTTTGATTGTAGCCTCGCAGGATCCAGGCTACGTTGTCGGCGCAAATTTTCTTGCTGCAAGTATAAAAGATTACTACCCCGACTCGCACATCACACTGTTTGTCACGCCCAATTTGCGTGATCGTGTTGATGATGACGTCTATGATTCAATCATTAGTGAGAATGTTCCCTCTCACATACGGACAAAGCTTTACGCCTTGTCACGTACACCGTACACGGAGATGACTTGTTATGTCGATGCAGATATGGAATGTATGCACGAGGACGTGCAGAACATCTGGAATGAGATGCCTGACGATTGTGATATACTAATTACAAAAATCAGACCATATAATGGAAAAGAAGACAAGTGGCCCGGCGGTCTCACGATCCCAGCTGGAAGAATGACATACCACGGTGGTTTTTTTCTCTACCGGACAAACGAACACACAAAACAGTTTATGGAGAGATGGTGGCAAGATTACGTGAAGCAACGTGCAGAGCCATGGCCATATGATGAAAACGAGATACCAAAATCTTTTGGTCAATGGGATCAGTTTACGTTTTGGAAATTAATGAATGAAGACAAGCTCCCCGTCAACGTCCAAGTGTTTAAAGACGATGCGCGGTGGAATTTTGTTAATGGGTATTACTTAAGTGAGACAAGTAACCCCATTGTTTTTTATCATCACACACTACCACACAGAGTTGGAAAATGAAGAGTATCGAAATAAACAACAAAGACTTGCGCACTATCCTTAACAAGTTTCTCGATCAGCTTTTAGTACAGGATAGATCACAGTACCCATACGGTCGCACGGACATTACATCTGAGTATGCCTGTGGTAAAGAATATCTCAATCACATGCAGAACAAGCCCGTTGATGGGTTTCCGGAAAAGACCCTCGGCGTTGATCTGGCACGTCACCTCCCCCCCAATCTCAAAGGTGCACTGAAAACGCTAGATGAAGAACTACTTGCCTGGTCCGGCTCAAGAAACAACGCTGTAAAAATGTTGTATCCTAAAGGTGGTTTTATGGGATGGCACCATAACGCAAACGCACCTGGCTATAATATTCTTCTTTCTTGGTCGGCAGAAGGAAAAGGGTTTTTCCGTTATCAGGATCCAGCGACAAAAGAGATTGTCACGATGCAGGATACACCGGGATGGACGTGCAAAGTTGGTTATTATGGTCCTTGGCATGAGAAGGATAAAATCTACTGGCACTGCGCAAGTGCAGAGCACGAAGAGAGGCTAACACTTGGGTATATTATTCCTCATCAGGGAATGTGGGAAGATATGTGTGATGACATTGAGAGCTGACGCTTCTGCATGTCGTCGTTGATCTCTTTTTGAATTTCTTTTCTGCGTTCTGGGGAGCTTGAAAAGGTTTCTTCAAAGCGCAAGTAGTCGCTCTCGTAGTTGTTGTTAATGAAACAGTCAATGTCTTCTTGTGTTGTGGGGCCGTTGAAGAGGACAATGGGAATTGACGCCTTAACTTTCTTATATTCCTCAGGGTTGGTGATAATACGTTTAACCTTCCTGTCGATGTCGTATAGATAGGAATAAAAACCGTCTTCCGGTAATCCACCACGGATGTTATGCTCGTAAAAGAGAAACCCATCCATGCCGCGCCAGTATGTTTGTTGGAATTGTTGTTTTTTAGCAAGGAAGCTGTCCCATATATGATTTGTCGTATATGGAGTCCAGAACATGCAACTGGAATTGACTGTGTGATCGAGATAGGGGGGAAATGTATCTTCCTTCTTCAAAGATTTCCAAACAGCATTGATTACTTTGAAGTCGGGAGAGTGTTTTGATCTATCAATCAGAGAGTCGATGTTGTTTTTAATTACAATATCAAGATCGAAGAAGAATGTTGGATGTTCACCAATGTGTGCAGCAAATTGATCACTTAGGAGAAATAGTTTATTGAAAACAATGATATCTAGGCCGTGGTCGACAAACTGTATAGGTATAATGCTTGGATCAAGACCAGCTACATCATCTGTGTAACAAAAAAAGCGGAATTGTTGTGAAATGTTACGCACGCATGTCTCGTACAACTTGTTTGCATAAATACTTCCATACTTCGTCCCAATTTTAACACAAACGATGTTTATCATCATAAAATAACTTTCAGAGGTGCATATATGTATATTGTAGGAACAGCTCGCTCAGGCTCTACAGCTTTCACTATCCACAAAGCGCTAGAGGCTGGTATACCTTTCAAAGGTGAGATTAATTACAGCCCCGCAGTCGTAGGAACCAATACAACACGTCCAAATTGGAAACGTGACTTCCACGAGACTGGAATTCAGCCAACGTATACTATGGCGGAATTTCTCGCAGCTTGGGCAAACTTGTCCGATCCTAATTCTATGTATCTCGTCAATGCACTCAACTGTGATGTTGGGGCATGGGGTGGCGCTACAGCTTATATCACACGCAAAAACATTCGCAATTCATTGCGATCACATGCAAACCATGTTATAAAGAATTACTACGGTAGTACGCCAACGGTCCGTCCCTTCCATTTCGTACGTCCGTTGATCGAGAGAAACTTGATCTCGACCTGTTTGTTGTTGAAGTTCTGTGCAGATAACAATAAAACTATTACGTGGTACGAGGATGTGTTTGAAAAAGAAACAACCTACACGGCCTACAACGAATGGCCACACAAGGTCGAGCTCGAGGCGTTCATTGATGGGTTGATTACAGAATTCAGACCAGAACTATTGAATCAAAACATCGTCGTGTAATGCTAAACTATCTTTGTAATGTTTCTGATGTCCTAAGATCAATACCTCAGCATCGGATAGATGACTTTGCTGATTCGTTTAGCAAAACACAATACACATCGAAAAAATGGTTAGTTGAAACACTAGCCTTACAAAAGCTCCCAGGCTCGCCATCGATACTAATTCTCGGTGGATGGTATGGGAGTTTTCTCATTCCCATGTTACAGCAGCAATATCCCGACTGTTCGATTCTTTTAACTGATAAGGAAAGTGAGCCGTTGTCAGTTGCTGAATACCTCCATCAAGCAAGATATCAGGGCGTGACAAAAATAAGGATGGGTGTTGTTGATGTGGAGACAAACATTGAACGAATACACGACCAACGTTTCGACGTTGTGATAAACACATCATGCGAACACATGACAAACCTACGCAATATCTACGTGGCGAATCCCGAAGCTCTGTATGTATTCCAAGCATGCGATGAGAAGAACGACCCCGGTCACGTAAATATTGTCGAAACAACTGATCAACTAATTGAGCAATGTGAGTTTGATCAAGTTGTTTTCAAAGGGAGAATGGATCTGGGACATAAAAACCGCTTCATGGTAATCGGTAAGAAGCATCAGATTCCGTAAATATAAATACCGCGATAACAATAATAAGCGGATTGGTACATGGCAATTAAAGCAAATCTTGTCATCGATCAGAGAACAGATTATTCCACATCTATAAACTTAACGGATGATGATGGAAATGTCGTTGATTTGACTGGTTACACAGCAAATTCTCAGATTAGAAAGACACATACCTCATCATCGTCGGTTAGTTTCACCACCACAGTATCCGGTACTCAGGGGTTGATTATTCTTTCTCTAACCGATACTCAGACTGCGAATTTAGTTCCCGGTCGATATGTGTATGATGTTTTGATTACAAGTGGCTCCTTGACGTCTCGAATTCTCGAAGGCATCGTAACTGTAACGCCAGGAGTGACGAGATGACGGCAATTGTTGTAAAGGTGACAAATGGACAGCTTCAGGCCAGCTCACCAGTTACGCTAAAGAACACAATACAAGCGGATGCCAACAGACGGTTAGATGGTCTTTTGGATGTGACAGCTGATACGGCTAATACGCCGGTGAACAGCACCCTCGTTTATGATCCGTCGACAGACAAATATGTTGTAAAATTACTAGACCTAGACGGGGGAACATTTTAAATGGCAAACCAAATTCAAATAAAGAGAAGTAACACCTCGGCAGTGCCAACAAGCGTTGCCGTTGGTGAACTTGCATACTCTGGAAACGGTGAGATACTATACATTGGTAGCGTGAACGGAGTTGCCAACTCAGCAAACGTTGTTGCCATTAGTGGTGCTCGCTATCCAGGTATACTTACCGCAAATCAAGCACTGATTGCAAACGCATCGAGTTGGATTGATTCTGTTCAAACGGCAAAGCTGATTATCGGTGCTGCTGGATCAACAGTCAACGTCACATCGATCTCCACAGCAGCAAATACATCGCAGCTTGGCGCTACTGCGGCTGGTTCGAATAACGAACTTGTCACATCGTGGGCTGTTAAGAACTACATCGACACGCGTACGGGTGTTGTCACTGCAACGCAGGTTGCGTTTGGTAACTCTACTGGTGGTTTAACGAGTGACGCTGGTCTCACGTTTGTTGCAGCAACTGATGCGCTAACTGTAAACGGTAGCATCAACATTGGCGCTAACGTTGTTGGTAATACCACAGCCTTGTATGTTGGTAACAGCACAGTTAACGTTGTGTCGACGCAGACAGGCGTCGTTGTTGCAAGTCCTACCGTCACTACAACAGTTAACACTGCGCAAATTTCTATCGGTGCTAACGTTGTTGCAAACCTGACATCTGTGTACACTGGTAACAGTACTGTCAACGCGGTTCACAGTCCTGTCGGTATTGTTGCTTTTAGTCCTTCTGTCACGACCACTGTCAACACAACACAGGTTTCCGTTGGCTCGAACGTCGTTGCAACCACAACTGGATTACTTGTTGGTAACAGCACCGTTAATGCAACTGTCGTTTCAACACTAATACAAGCAGCGAACAGTACCGGTACGGCAAACGTCACTCCAACAGCATTTGCTGTTGGTATCTCTACCGTCAACTCGACAGCTGTATCTGTTGGTGCAAACGCTATTCTCAACGCAACAGCGTTGTTCATGGGTAATAGTACCGTTAATTCAACTGCTACGTCAACGTTGATACAGGTAGCAAACAGCACAGGTACGGCAAACGTTACTCCAACAGCATTTGCCGTTGGCATTTCAACAGTCAACTCGACAGCTGTATCTGTTGGTGCAAACGTTATTACAACAGCGACCGGCTTGCTCGTTGGTAACAGCACTGTCAATGCAACTGTTGTATCGACACTGATACAAGCAGCCAATAGTACTGGTACAGCAAACGTTACACCGATTGCATTTACAGTTGGTATTTCAACTGTTAATTCAACAACAGTATCTGTTGGTGCAAACGTCACTCTTAATGCAACAACCCTGTTCATGGGCAACAGTACTGTCAACACGACGTTGACAGCTGGTAACCTACAACTCAAGGGTTCAATGCTGACAGTTAGCAATGTCACCATTGATGGTGATGCTATACTGGTTGGCAATTCGACTGTTAATGCATACACAAACAGCTCGTTTATTACAGTTAGAAATGCATCGAGCTCATCGAACGTTACACCTACGTCTATTGATGTTGGAACAAGTAGAGTCAATACGACAGTCGTAGCAGCTGGTGCAAACGTTATTGCAAATACAACTACTGTGTTTGTTGGTAACTCAACAGTAAACAGCGTCACGTCTCAAAATGGCGTCGTCGCACAAAACGGCACAGTAACCACTGTCGTTAACACATCACAAATATCTGTTGGCGCAAACGTCGTTGCTAACGTATCAGCACTGCGTATTGGCAATACGACTCAGTCTACAACTATCGACTTTAACGATGTCATTATAACCGACAGCACGGTTACGGTTACGTCAAATACAACAGGTGTGTTTGTTGGCGCAAACGTCGTCGCTAATACGTCTACTCTTCGTGTTGGTAACACCACACAATACACCAACCTTGACTTTAACGATATCGTTATAACCGACGGTACCGTTACTGTCGTATCAAACACCACAGGTGTGTATGTTGGTGCAAACGTTGCTGCAAATACGACACAGTTATTTGTTGGTAACAGTACTGTTAACGCTTCCGTTACCTCAACACAGATTCGCGTTGCTAACAGCACAGCTTCAGTAAACGTTAGCCCCATTGCTGTTCTTGTTGGCTCATCTGTTGTTAACACAACAGTATTGGCAGCTGGTGCAAACGTTATTGCGAACGTGACGGCTCTGTATATTGGTAACTCAACTGTTAACGCCGTCACTACACAAGTCGGTACTTCATACGCAACAGCAACACGGACCGTCGTTGTTAACAACTCCGTTATCTCTGTTGGCGCAAACGTTATTGCGAACGCGACGGCTCTGTATATTGGTAACTCAACTGTTAATACAGTCATTACACAGACAGGATTAACAGCAGGCAACTCCGTTGTTAACACAACACATATTGCCGTTGGTGCAAACGTTGTTGTTAATACATCGGTAATTTCTGTCGGTAACAGTACAATCAACGTACAGATTACACAGTCGGGGTTCACAACAACCAACGCTACGGCAACGTTTGGTAACACGACAATAAACGGTTTTGCAAACGTTGCAACAACGCTGCAAGTTGCAGCAAACGCTTCGTTTGGTGCTAACGTTTCTATTACCAATAAGCTAACAGCTAACACAATTGCTGTTAATGACATTGTTGTATCGGGTAACCTAAACGTTACCGGCACATTGACGACTATTAGCGCCAACAACCTGAGCATTACTGACTCGATGATTCAGTTGGCGTCTGACAACACTACCGGTGATGTCGTTGATATTGGTTTCTTCGGAAGTTATGAAGTAGGCGATGGTTCTCCTCACGAGCACACAGGTATGTTCCGTGATGCAAGCGATGGTGGTATCTACAAGCTGTTCCAAGGATTAGATCCATCACCAGCTGGTACCGTTGATACAGGTAACACATCGTTTGCCTTTGCAACGTTACAAGCGTTCATTAGAACCGGTGGTGCAGGTCTGACAGGCTTTATTGCCAATTCAACAACCGTTGCTTTAACAGCAAACAGCACGTTGAACGTTGCTATCGTTGCTAATACGCTGACGTTGTCAACACCTCTCGCAGGTAACTCTGGTGGTACAGGTTTGAATACGTATACTGCTGAGGATATGCTCGTTGCAAATAGCACGAACGGTTTTAGAAAGCTAAGTGTAGGTAGCGAAGGCACAGTCTTACAAATATCCGGCGGTGTTGTTGCGTATAACACTCTTGACGGCGGAACATATTAAAAAAGTGAAGGATTTATAATGGAAGCTGAATTTGTTAACGTCTTTGTGCAAAAGCAGAAAGACACAATGAATGATCTATTGTCGCGTGCTGTAATGTTAGATACACGCGCGACAATTGCTGAGGCTAAGCTCAAAGATACTACTGAAACAAGCATACAGCTTCAGGAAGAGATGGGTAGGATGCACCAAGCATTGGGTCAAAATAGAGAGACAATACGTGAGCTAGAGACGCGGATCCAACAACACGAACACCTTCAAACGGAGTTACGTGCGCGTATCGATGCGCAGCTTCCCTCAAAGATCGAGCTTGAACAGTCACAAGAAAGAGTACGTATCCTCGAGGAGGAACGAGACAGGTTGCAAAAGTTGTATAAAGATCTCGAAGTAAAGAACAGCGTGTTGCAGATGAAAGTAATAAGTTCAGCATCGATGAAGCAAGAATTCCTCACAGCGTCTCAACCGGTGCCCGAGGTTAAAACGTCACCAGCCAAACCTCAAACAAAGAGAAGACAAGCTAAGTCTTAAATAAGACCAAGTACCTAGATAGGAGCTCTCATGCCAAATAAATTTCAAATAAAAAGAACATCGATTTCCGGACGTACGCCTAACACGACGAGTTCAGGCAATACAACCTATATCGATGCTGGTGAACTTGCATTGAACCTTACAGATGGTAAGTTGTTTAGTTCGAACGGTTCCGCAATTATTGAATTTGGTACCGGTACGCCCGTGTATGATGCAAACGGAACACTTGTCACAACAACATATGTCACGCAAATTACAAATGGACCAGCATTCAGCGCTTACGGAGCTGCCAACACGAGTATCCCAACTAATACAGCTACCAAGATAAATTTTAATACAGAAGACTTTGATACAAATAATTGCTTTGCAAACAGTAGGTTTACTCCAACTATATCAGGTTATTATCAACTTAATGCAACGATATCGACGGAAGCAAATCTGGGTGCAAACGCCCTCATCATAACTCTATATAAGAATGGTGCTGAACACAAAAGAGGCGACCGTGCATCGGGTAATACAATTGGTATCAGCGTTAATCATCTAGTTTTTGCAAACACTGCAAACAGTGATTATTTTGAAATATACGCAATTCACAACCACGTAACGCTCGTGACGGAACAAGGCCTTGTTTTTGGACCACAGTTCAATGGATCCTTTGTCAGAGGTGTCTGATAAATAGTTAAAAAGGAGACACCATGGCCGTTCCAATAACAAGATCAGATTTTAAAGAATACTGCCTACGCAAACTGGGTAAGCCTGTCATTGAAATTAACGTTGATGACGATCAGGTAGAAGATCGCATTGATGAATCTATTCGTTATTACTGGGACTACCACTTCGATGGGACCGAGAAGGTTTATTATAAACATCAGATTACGAGTAACGACATAACGAACAAATATATTACGTTACCTGAGAATATCATCGGAGCTGTTCGTGTATTTCCTATTGGCGATCCGTCAATTCGTTCTGATGATATGTTCAACATCCGTTATCAGATTGCTCTTAACGATCTGTACACACTAACGGCATATTCCATGATTCCGTATTACATGGCGATGCAACATCTCGCCTTGATCTCGGAATTTCTCGTTGGCCAACAACCAATAAGATTTAGTCGTCACCGTGACCGTTTGTACATCGATACGAAGTGGGAGAATTATAACGCCGGAGAGTTTCTACTAATTGAAGCTTATGAGGTGTTGGATCCGGAAGTGTTTTCCGATATGTGGTCCGATCGCTGGTTGCAAAACTACGCAACAGCAAAAATTAAATACCAATGGGGATCAAACTTGACTAAGTTTTCAGGTATGCAACTTCCTGGTGGTGTTCAATTCAACGGTGATAAGATTCTCGATGATGCAAAGGCAGAATTGGAAGCAATGGAGAAGGAAATGATTTCCAGCTACTCATTGCCTGTAACGGACATGATCGGGTAAACAATGTACGAATACGCATGCAAAATCAACAAAGTATTAGATGGTGATACGGTCGATATTGATCTCGATCTAGGATTCAATGTCGTGCTAGCTGGCCAACGTGTCAGAATGGCTGGAGTAGATACGCCTGAATCTCGCACAACCAATACTGAAGAAAAACCAAGAGGTTTACTCTCAAAGAGAAGGCTGACGGATAAACTCACCGGTGTAAAGTGTAAGATCAGAACATTCAAACCAGATAACAACGATGATAAGTTTGGCCGTATCTTGGGTGAGTTCATTCTAGAAGATGGAACAAACGTTAACAAGTGGTTAATAGAGAACAATTACGCTGTCGCATATCAGGGTGAAAACAAAGAGTTAGTACAAGAGCAGCATCAAAAGAATAAAGCAATCCTGATCTCCAGAGGTGAGTTGAAGGGTTAAGGATGGCTACAAACTTCTTCTTCAACAACTTTCAAAGCAGCGGCGAACAGCTGCTGATTGAGAATTTGATCATAGAATCTATCCAGATATATGGTCATGATGTATACTTTATACGTCGCAGAACACGTGACATTGACCGCATTTACAATGAGGATCCTCTACATGAGTTTATCGAAGGTGTAATGGTCGAGATGTATATAAAGAACGTCGATGGGTTTGGTGGTGATGGTGACTTCTTATCAAAGTTCAATCTTCAGATCCGCGACCAAATTACGTTCTCTATTGCACGTCGCACGTTTGCAAATGAAATTGGTACAGTTGCAACAGCTCCACCTTCTGCTGAGCTTTCTTCAGAACAGCTTGCGACGATCGAACGTGATAGACCACTTGAAGGTGATTTAATTTATTTCCCTTTGAACAAAAAGCTATTCGAGATAAAGTTTGTAGAACACGAATCAATTTTTTATCAAATGGGCGCTTTGCAGACGTACGACTTGCGCTGTGAGCTATTTGAATACAACAATGAGTACTTCGACACAGGCATTCCTGAGGTGGACGCAATAGCGGACAACTACTCTCTTGCTCTGGATATATTTGGTATTCAAACAGAATCTGGGCTCTTCATTACTGATGAAGAAGGTTACCCATTGCTGCTAGAATCATATGACATAAATGAAAATGATCCAACAGCAGACAATGATGAAATAGAAACTGTAGCAGACGGTATTGTTGACTTTACTGAGCTCGATCCATTCAGCGAAGGAGCATACTGATGCTAGGACATACATTCTATCACGGACTGATACGAAAATACGTTGCATTGTTCGGTACGTTGTTCAATGACATTTACATTAACAGACCCGATACGGACAAGAACATAACGCGGTCTGTTAAAGTACCAATCTCTTACGGACCTCGAGAAAAAACACTCGCCCGTGTAACCAGTGATCCGGATTTGAACCGGATGCCAGCTATTCAGCTTCCACGAATGTCTTTTGAGATGCTTGATCTCACATATGCATCGGCACGTAAATTAAACACACTTGGTAAACGCTACAAAGTTGACAGCGGTTCGCCTGATGAGTTGAAATACCAGTACAACCCTGTGCCATATGATTTCAGCTTTACACTTTCAATCATGGTGAAGAACGCTGATGATGGTACGCGAATTGTTGAACAGATTCTCCCTTATTTTACACCGGAGTGGACAACAACAGTACATCTTGTACCGGAGATGGGCATTGTAATGGATATTCCTGTTGTTCTGAATGATGTAAGTGTCAGTGATGATTATGAGGGTGGTTTTGAAAATCGTCGTGCGATTATTTGGACTTTGACGTTTACCATGAAGGGCTACTTGTTTGGACCTGTCCGTCGTGGCAGTGTCGTTAAGTTTGCGGAAACAAACTTCTTCAATGCATTGGCTGCGAACACGCAATTACAAACGGTCGAAGTGCAGCCAGGACTTACAGCAAACGGACAACCGACTACTAATGCCAATACGAGTATTAGCGTTGAATCAATCGATGCGGATGATAACTTTGGATATGTTGTTACAATTACAGAACCATGAATGACCCTATAGCAAAAACCCTAGATAT